TTATCTGGCGTTGAAAATTTTGCGCATACTGTCGTGCTGCATTCTGTGCAGAACGTGCCATATTGTTATTATTGAGATTAAGGTTTATTCCTTGTCTCTGAACATTTTGGAGTTGTTGTATAATATTGTTAATTTGATTTTGACCTTGAACATTGAATTTAATATCAACAGATTTATTTTGCATTTTGCTTAACTTTTGTTCAAGCTCATTAACTTTTTCTGCACCATGAGTAACAACATTTACGTCAACTTGAAATTGCGCTCCCATAGTAATTTATTCTCCTTTCTTACAAAAAAATAAAACTCTCCGAAAGAAAGGAGAGTGAACTACGATATTATTTATTGAATTGTCTAAATTTCTGCGATATAATTAAAAAGAATCGAAGCTACGTGCTGAGAAGTGTAACTTGTAAACACCTTTGCTTATTAAGAAAGGTATAACATCTCATGAAAATCTTTATAAGTTCTGTGAGTTCTTCACAATTTATTTTCCTGAATGTTGTAGTCTAACAGAAAGGAGGTAAATCGTGATTGATCTTATACTTGATTATGCACTGAAATTTGCAGGTCTTTGTGTTGTATGTTTTAGTATCAACCATATTTTCGCAAAGAGAGTAAAAAATTTTCATTTTCATATCGGACTTGTGGATATAGATATTAATTGCTCGTTCTACAAAGATTAAGTGCTGAAAAATAGGAGAAGAGAGATCATATGAAATTTTCATGACGTAGAAAGAGAAGTTACCATATCGCATAGTAGCTTCTTTTCTTTTATATATCTATCAGTAGCGATTTTATTGTTGTGTTGATTGTTCATTTGCGATATAATCATAAAGAATCAAAGTCATCTTTGAAGTGTAACTTATTAACCAAGCTTTCTGCTAAGACAGAGAAAGTGAGTACCTCTTTATGGAAATATCCAATCTACGTGGGTTCTCCACGAATCATTTCCCCGAAGTTGATAATAACAGAAGGGAGGTGAAACATGGTTGACCTAATACTGTCACATGGTTTTGACTTTGGGTTACTTGGGTTAGGATACTTTGCCATCCATCGTATTCTTTCCAAGAAAGCAAGAGAATTGCAATTCAGTTTTAGTTTACAAAACGGAATAAAATTTTCTTGCAAATTCTACAAAGAATAATCCAAAGTCTATCAGGAGATGAGAAGAGGAAACAAGTGTATATAGGTCGTAAAGAGAGGGAGAGGGAAGTTACTATGTTTTTCATAGTGACTTC